AAGGAACTCATTATAAGATTAAAAAGATCCTCGTGATCAAATAGAGCCTCATTAATTTTCTGTTCTGTAAGATCTGTCACTCCATCAATATTCCATCTTTGAATTGTATTCAAAGCTGATCTCATATCCGGAAAATATTTTTTAGTAAATAACTTTAATGTTCTGTCATTGTGTGCTATTTCCATAGCTGAAAGAATTTTAGAAATTCTTTCTTGCCACTGTGTCTGTATTTCAGCCTCTTCTTCTTTAGATACTGGATCAAAATCATAAACTTCAAATCTTGATTTTATAGCATCTGGTATTTTACTTATATAATTACACGTAGCAACAAATCTTGTTGTCTTAGCATATTTCTCAATTGTACCTCTTAAAGCTTTATAGAACTGATCTGATGCACCGTCAAACTCATCTAGTACTACTATCTTTATTCGATTCTCTCCGTCAAGGATAGAAACAGTAGAACAGAAATCATGTACCTTAGTTCTTATTGTTTCAACTGAGCTCTCATCAGATACGTTTATAAAAATATAGGGATGATTCCTTATCAGAATTTTAGCCATACTAGTTTTACCAGATCCTGGTGATCCAGCTAATAAAACATTTTGTTGAAGTCCGTTTTCGAATGATCCTTTAATCCTTTCTGGAAGGATCATATGTTTTAATTCTTTTGGCCTTAATTTTTCCGTTAATAATTCTTGTATCATTTATTTACATTTTTCTTTTAAATCGTCTGCTTGGTCTTTATCATGTCTAATCTCTACAAATCTAGGTAAAAATAACGACCAGTTGTTGTTCTTGTCATTAATTATAACATTATATAAAACCGAGCACACTTTGTTTATGTGCGAATCGGGATCTTTACTTAATTCTTTTAAATCTAAATCTGTAAATCCCGATCCAACTTTTACTTTAAGTGTTCCTGACAAATCTTTACAAAAGAATCCACCAATAAAACCCTCTCTTTTTCCTTCTCCTGGATACCAGCCAGTGATTACTAAATCACATTCATTTACTTCTTTTAATTTAATCCAATTTTTAGATCTTTTACATTCGTATACATGTTCTGGATTTTTAAGAATAACACCCTCCCCACCATTATATACGATCTTCTTATAGTAAGCGTATATGTCTTCTTTTTCTGTAGTCAAGAAAGAATCTGCAAGTGTTAGTGAAGTGGTCTTATATGTACTAAAAACTCCCTCTAACGTAGACCTTCTGATACTAAAAGGAATGATACCTTTACCCGTCTTAAGAGTATCTGCATATTCTAAATCAAATACATTATAGATTAGATCATCACCTATAGCATTCATGGGCTTACCCTTTAACATTTGTGTGACTTTGCCAGATACACTTTTTCTATTCAGATCTGTTAGCTCGCCATCAAAAAACCAATCACCAGGTAATCCTGAATTTTTAATTAAGGACAAACATTCATTTCCGATTTTTTCTAAATACTGATTTGGAATTTCATTAAATGCTCTAGTGTAGAATTTAACCTCATTGCCAGAAACAAAAGCTATCACTCGTACGCCGTCGTATTTTTCCTCACAAATAATATGACTCCATTTTTTTATTTCGTCTTCATCATCTTGAGCTAACATTAGACTTGGATCTGGTATAATTTCTTTACCAAAAGATTTATTGATGAGCTTAGCTCCTATACCAATATTAAGTCTTTTGGTTAGAACTTTACATAATACTTTTCTTTCCTCTACAGAAAGAGGAAAACAATTAACTAATTCAAAAGCTTCTTCTCTAAACTTATCATTTGCTGCAGGTGCTATAAAAAGTCTTTCTGTTAGATCTTTAAATCTTTCAAATATGTCTTGGTCAGCAGAAACTAGATATGGACTTTCTTCCAAAACCTCTAGTTTATGTAATTTGGTAGTTAAAAATGGGTCTAACGCAACCTTAAGAAGATATTCTAATTCTTTCGAATAGTTATTTTTAATTAAATCTTGCTTGATTTTTTGAGAACCGTTTCCTGACAAACATTCAATTTCTAATAAAATTTTAAGCTCTTTTTGCATCCGATATATTTTAAACAAATGTAGAAATACCTACTAAATAATAAAAATGATTTCTATTATTATACTTGTTATAAAATACTAAGTTTCTTAAATAGATGCTTCTTCTTCTTCTGCTCCAGTTTCACCTTCTGCTCCCGTTGCTCCTTCTGCTGCTCCAGTTGCTCCTTCTGCTGCTCCAGTTGCTCCTGCTTTTACTTCCTCCTCTGCTTTTTTAACATAAAATTTGTTCATCTTAATATCATCATTAGATAAATCTAACCATCTTTCTATTAAGTAATCCTGATTGAAATATTGAACTTCTTCTTCATTTATTGTTTCTTTTACCTCTCCTAAAGCAGTTACAAAATCTACTTTTTTAATTAGTTGTTCAATCTCTCTAGATTCACCAAACATGTTATCGCTTTCAAACTTAACACCTATTTGACTTCTAAATTCTGCATCGTCTTTAAGATGTGGAAATTCTAAACACATTTGGATCCATAATGGCTTAACCATAATTTCCTGAAAGATAGATCTTAGTCTTGTTATAAATTTAGAAAATCTAACTTCATCCCTTTCTGCACCATCTGCACCAGATTTAAATGTATTGCTACTACTAACACCGAATCTAGAAGAGAATCTATTGTATGGAATTTTTGAATCCTGTCTTAATTTATTATAGAAATAAACCACAGAATCCATTACGTTCAGATTTGGTCCTTGTCCGTTAATTGTTTCCACTTTTACTGATTCGCCACCACTTTGTGGAAAAAGATAATTTTTATAAAATTGTAAATCGGGTCTTCCATTTATAGATAATTCACCTGATGTGGTATCGAGTTTAATATCCTCTTTGTAAACTGACATAAGTTCTCCTAAAGTCTCTTTAGCTTTTTGTGGAGCTTTACTTCCGATAGGAACTGTCATTTTAATTCTGTACTGGGCATTCATTACGTTCCAGATAATCCTTGAATGCTCCATAATCTTAAGCAAATTGAAAGATCTAATTAATCTTTCCGTATAAGATATTCTTGAAACTGAATTAGCTTTAGAGTAAGAGATATAAATCACCTGTGCATCTAATAATCTTCTTTGTCTAGTAGTTTCACCATAGTACTGCCACCAGATAGTTTCTCTTGTGCCATCAGGTTTTTTTTCTATAGCTGGTGTAAGACTTATAGCATCTAATTCTTTAAATCCCACAATTTCTTTTCCGTCACTAGAATAAATGATTTCAAATGCCAAAAATCCCTCAACAATTAATTGTCTAAAATATTGCCATCCCGTTATACCGTTGCAAAAATTATGAAGGACATAAAGTTTTCTGAAATTGCCTCTTAAGGATTTTAATACGTCATCCTTTAATTCCATATTAATGGTTGCAGGATGACAGAAGAAGTTCTTCTCATCGTAAACTATACCTTCATCACAAATAGTGTCTAAGATGTATTCTATTTCAGCATTAAGTGCAAATGTTCTAAGAAAATCTCTTTTGAATGGATAATCTTTATCAAAGTATGCTATGTATTTTTTATTTGTGGTATCCTGTGCAGCTATACTATAAATAAAATCTTCGTCATCTCCAGAGAATCCAAATCTTTCTCTCATATTAGCTTCTGAAATACCTATAGCCATAGAATCCTCTATTACCATATCTTTATATTCCATACCAAAAGATCCTAAACCACTAATTGATTTTAATATCCTTGAGATATTAGGATTAAACTTTCCAATATTATCTAGAAATCCTGCCATATTTTTTTATAGTGTAAATTCTTCTCCTCCTTCTTCTTCTTCAGCTGGTGCTTCACCTGTTGCTCCTTCAGCTGGTGCTTCGTCTTCAGTTGGTGTTCCGCCTGTTGCTCCTGCAGCTTCTTTTTTCTTATCAGCAGCTTCTTCTTTAGCTTTTTTGTTATCGGAAATATCTTGGTTATTCATTCCTAGAAATCTATCAACTAAGAAATCCATACTGAAGTATTTTTTACCTTCGGAATTTAGTAGACCTGAAATTTTTATAACCTGATCCTTTCTTGCTACCATTACCTCCATATCCTTGGCTTCTCTAAACATATTTTCCTTAACGTAGTCTAGTCCGAATTCAGATTTTAGAATGTAATCGGTTTTTAGATTAGGAAAATCTAAACAGAATTGAACCCATAATGGTTTCATTAAAATATCTTGGTATATTGACCTTAATCTGTTTATAAATTTACCGAATCTAATTTCTTCTTGGTCTAATCCTTCTGCAGTAAATGTAATAGTACCTTCTGATCCTGATTCTTCCCTACCGAATCTAGTAGCAGGTATTTTAGAATCCATCCTTAATTTATTTGCAAAATATTTTAATACCGTAGTATCGGAGAATGCGGTAGCATCACCTGCTCCAGCTAAAGGCTGAATATCTGGTGTTCCGTTAGGAGATGAAGGCATTAAATAATTCTTAAAGAATTGTATTTTGGGTTTTCCGTCTACTGATAATTCTCCACTATCAGTATTTAATCTAATATCTTCTTTATAGATTGACATTAACTCTCCAAGAGTCTGTTTAGCTTTTTGCGGAGATTTAGTTCCAATTGGAACTGTCATTGCCATACGATAAGAAGAATTCATTACGTTCCAGATGATTCTGGTGTGTTCCATAATTCTAAGTAAGTTGAATGATCTAATTAATCTTTCAGTATAACTTACTCTACCTGCTGTACCTCCACCTTTAGCATAACTTATATAAATTATCTGCGAATCATAAAGCTTTCTAGTCAAAGATGGGTTATCTGGATATTGAATCCATATGTCTATAAATGATCCGTCAGGCTGTGCTTCTACTGTTGGTACAAGAGAAGCAGGATCTAATTCCTTAAAACCTACTATATTTTTACCTTTCTTATCAAATACTATTTCAAAAGATAATATACCATCGGATAAGAATTTTCTGAATAAGTGCCAAGCTAATATGTCTTGGTTAAATCCAAATAGATTATAGATCTCTTTGTATCTTTTTTGTACTTTATCGTATGTCTCTTCATCAACATCATCGTGCTGCATAAATGAGAAGTAAGCCCAAAAGTTTCTTTCGTCATACACTATAGCTTCATCACAAATAGTATCTAAAATAAATTCAATCTCTGGATTCTGTGAAAAACCTTGTAAGTAATGCTTTTTATTTTTATAATCTTTATCAAAATAAGCTATATACTGCTTAGTTGTTGTATCTGCTCTTCTTAAACCGAATAAGAAAGCCTCATCTTTAATACCTCCTTTTTGTAGGAATTGTGCTTCGCTTACACCTACTGCTTGTGAATTTTTAATCACTAGATCCTCATAAGACATACCAAAACTGCCAACTTTTTTAACGCTATCTATAATAGCACTAAAGAATGTTTTTTTATCATCTGTAAATCCAGCCATTAGATCTGTAAATTTTTCTTATATATCTCATTTAACTGGGTCCCTTCAATTGACCTAGTATCCAGATATACTATTCTAGTCCAATCTTCGTAAGGAATTTCCACAACATCACGAACTTTTTTTAAATCCCATGCTCTATAAGCATGTTTATAGTTTATTCCTTTAAGAATAGTGTCAAGTGTTTCGTAATCTGTTTTTAACAGAACCTGTGATTTAATTTCCCCCCTGCCGATTTTTTCTTGGTTCTTTTCTATGATTTCTTGATAAACACTTTGTATTCTTGTAAAAAAAGGAATTCTAAATTGAGGAGACAGCAATATTAAATCTATACCATAAAATATTGTCTTATCTTCGTAGCTTTTAAAGCCAGTAAAGAATACTATGGGTCTTTTATTAATATATTTTTTAGATTTTTCTAATTGGTCGTTATATTCTAATGAATAAACTTTACCTGACAAAAAACTCGAAGGGTTAAATTGGCTCTTACTATTTACAAATGTTTTAAACCAGTGCATAAAAGAATCCTCGGCTAATGACGAAAGACCAGATACTGATAATTTATAATCTTCAAATTGTGTTTTAAAAGGTTTCATCGCATTATAAAGGTTTCGTTTATAGCTCCAAACTTATAACCTCTAGATTCTGCAAATCTTGTTGCTGCTTCAAACTTACATCTGTTTGTGATCCAAGTTTTGAGTCTTTCATTATAGCTTCTTATTTTCTTTTCCGTAAGATTACCTGTAGGCTCTTTTGGCCTCATATGTAAAGCATACTGATCTTCTGGCTTTATTTCAATTAACCAATTTTCTACCGAGTTATTTTTTAATACCTGGATATAATAATCAACAAAGTATTTATGTTCTTTTTTATCAATTGGACTCCAATAAGGAATACCTGTAGGTTCTGAGCTCCATTTAGTTATATTGGGATTAATATCACAATACTGACAAAATCTTTGTTCCCAAGAGCTTCTATAAATTATATTATGAATATCACCAATATACTTTTCTGGATTAGTAGGGTAGTATTTACCAGACTTCCATTTACCATTCGGCTTTAGTTTTTTGATGTCCATTCACAATTATATATTATAATTGGAATTTTCTTCTCTTACGATTCTTGAAAATGGTATAGTTTTAGGAGCTTTAGGTGGATATATTTTTTTCCATCCTTTCTTCATTCCATTATGTGCTATTTGCGAAATGAAAGCAAAAGGATTATCAGATTTTGCTGGATCGTATCTGTTCCAGTATTTTATTAAATCCTCTAATCCGAATGAGATACAATCTTCGCGATCTTCGTGATCTCTGTATGAATGGGTCTTAGACATTCCGTTTACTATTAAAGTAAACATTTGCACAGTTTCGGATGTGAGTTTTCCTACTTCTTTGCTTTCTTGTAAAGCTCTTTTAAGCTCTTTGTTTTTTACATATATCATTGTGCTTCGGGGCTGTTATTTTGGAGTTTCTCTATTTGATCTTCTAAATTTAATCTTAATTTTTCCAAATTTATCCTCGAATTTCTAATTGTTTCTATACCTATCTTACCGTGTTCTTCGCTAGAAGTTTCCAATTCCTTTATCTTTGCTAGACAATCTTTCAAATCATCTAAAACAAAATTGAGTCTGTTGCCAATACCCTCTTCGGATTTTTGGCCAACAGACTCAATTATTTTCTTCGTAATTACTTTTTTTTTGATGCTCTCCCTGGTGTAGTAGCAAATGCTGCTACAGAATCTGCTTCTGCAAATCTTTTACCATTCTTATTGGAATTTCCGTGAGCATCTGCTAAATTAGCTCTCTCTTCTTTTTCAATAAACTTTTTAGGTACTTCTTTTGATCCTGCAGGAGCTTTTTCAATGTGCGAATTTTTTTGACTCTCTTTAATTGCAAGATTCATATTCTTAAGATCTTGAATAAATTTAGCTGATCCTTTAACAGATCCACTTGGTGCTTTAGCTAAATCTAAATTTTCTAATCCATCAATAAAGTTTTGTCCTTTACCAGCAGATCCTTTAGGAAGTTTTGCTAAATTACTAGCTCCAGATTTTACACTGTTTCCTGTTTCAGATGTTCTTTTACCAGACTTAGGTGTTTTTCCAAAATTAGCATTTGAATCATTATCTATAAATTTAGGAGATGATCCTGTTTTTTTATTAGGAGCAGCAGCCATGTGTTTTTTAGATAAATTCATAACCGATTTATCTTTATAACTACCTCCTTTATTTCCTGGTGCAGATGCTAAATTTTGATTAGATTCATTAGCTAAATCGTCAGTGTATTCAATATCTAAATCAGGAGTTTTAATGTCGTAGTTGTTAACTTCATCAGTAAGCT